CGGGCAAAGCGAGCGATATTTCGCTCACGTGTAGCGGCGGGGATAGGTATAAGGATAGGATCATTCATTTCCTTAAAGAATGGCATGCGACCTATACAGAGTGAGAAAATTTTAGCAAGTAAAGGAGCGGCATTTTCGCTTCCTTCTTTAAAACGGAATACTAAATTGCTGACCTTTTTTTGATATAGGGTCAGTTCTTTGGTTCTGGTTGGATAATAATCGTGGATATAAAAACATAATGTACCGTCGTACCGCACCTTGCCTTTAAAATAGGTATCATAAGGAAAGAACTGACGGACGAAATCACCCTCGAATGTAAAATGGAGTATGTCACGCCAAAGGTTCAGGGTGGTTTCATCCTGCAGGCGATAGAGTTCGCCTTCTATAGGTTCCTTATCTGCCAACCCAACACCGATTGTCAGGTGGTCGTTGAATTTGTCTTTGGAAACGATGTACCAGTCGAAGGAACGGCTTATCTTTTCTATCGGGCAGTCGTGAGAACAGAGGAAGTAGAACATTCCATCCTCTTTCTGTATGACCAGGAACTCGCCGGACATTTCAACAAGCTGGAAATAGTTGTATATAGGTGCGTTGTCTAAATCTTCAAACGGAACGGAAACGACAAGATTCTCAATCATAATCAATAGTTTGTTCAAAGGTAGAGTTTTTTGAGGATATTAAAAAAGCCTGATACGTTTATTTATGCATCAGGCTCTGATTTACCATATCAGGGGAGATTTAGTTGGGTATCTGCGGGTACTGGATGGAAGCATGGCGGGTGTCAGCATTGAACACGACAATTACCTCGGTTGCTTTCTTGTCCATGCGGTTGTATTCGCAAAGGGCGTTCATCACCCATTCCCTGAAGGCTTTGGCGTAGCGGGAATCTATGCGATAGCTTAGGAAAATGATGGCTTCGAGATTGTAAAAGGTGACGTAGATGTCCTGACCTTTTTCGTTCTTCATCTTACGTTCCATCGTTACGTCATCTTCATGAAGCACGCCGGACTTGAAGATGGAACGGAAGTTGTTGCCCACCGTCTGGAGATGTACGTCGAAAAGGCGGGCAATTTCATGCTTGAACATCCATACGGTTCCGTTTACTATTTTGACTTCGACAATGGGTTTGCCGATTTCTTCCTCTGTGATTTTAATATATCCTCTTTCCATAATGATTTTGTTTGGGGGGACAAATATACTGATTTAATTATTCTGCCTTGTTATAAACGCTCTCTACATTACCTAATTTTCCGGCCAAATCTTCCATATCATTACTTATCTTGCTATTTGTTATACGTGCATAGATTTGCGTTGTTTGGATATTTGTATGGCCCAACATTTTACTAACAGTTTCAATAGGTACCCCCTTTGCAAGCGTTATAGTAGTTGCGAATGTATGGCGCGCAAGATGAAATGTCAAATTTTTATCTATACCACAAAGGTCACCTATTTCTTTCAAATATGAGTTCATCTTTTGATTACTAAGGACTGGCAATAGAACTTTATTAGGCAGATTATTTTTGTATTTTGCTAATATTTTCAGAGGAATATCCAACAAGGGAACATTCACATTGGTATCCGTCTTTTGGCGATGGGTCATAATCCATAGTTTTCCATCGAAACCTGTACGGAGATTATCTTCTGTCAAATTTTTGACATCTATGTAAGCTAAGCCTGTAGAGCAAGAAAGAAGCATCAAAGCAAGGGAGATGGGAATAAAGAAAATCAAACGGAACGCGTTGTAAAACAACTGTTTTGCGGTTGTTTGCCATTACAGCCAAACAGCAAGGAAAGGCAGGATAATGCAAGGTTTCCGCTACCAAGTCATTACCTGTCCTGCTACCAGCTTAAAGCCTGAAAAACAGCATTCCTAATGCTTGTAAACAAGCATTATACGAGTGGTAATGGCTTCAAATCCGCAGATTTAGCAGTGTCCGTTTCGTTTGCACCGTTCTGCACCATTTCCAATTCTGTCGGTCGGCAATGTATCACTAATATTGCAACCAAAAAGTTATGGCAATGAAGACAGAAATGAAAGTGCTGCTTTATATCAAACGCAGCGGACAGGACAAGAACGGGCTGTCTCCCCTCATGGGCAGAATAGCCGTCAAGGGAAAACAGAACTCCATCGCACAGTTTTCCTGCAAATTCAAGGTAAATGCCAAGTTGTGGAATGCCACGGCACAACGGTGTACGGGCAAGAGTAAAATGACGGTTATGGCAAACCGTGAGATTGAACGCACGTTGCTTCTACTCCGACAACGGTTCAACGAACTGAAGGATATTAAAGAAGTCGTTTCGGCAGAGGAAGTGAAGAACGCTTATCAAGGGCTGGCGGAAGCACAGGACACCATCATGAAACTGTTTACTGAGCATAATGAGGAATATGCTTTACGTGTGGGCGTGAACCGTTCCGCAACCAGCTATTACCATTACACGAATACTTACCGCCATCTCGCCACGTTTCTGAAAGACAAGTACCGTCTTTCAGACATGCCCGTCAAGCAGATGGATGAGAATTTCATCGAGGATTTCGATATGTATATGCGCACCGTCAAGCGTTTCATGCCCAAGACCATACTCGGACATGTAAACCGCCTGAAAAGCGTGATGATGCTTGCCGTGTTCCGTGGCATTATTCCGTTCAGCCCGTTCAAAGGTTACAGACCACAAAAGCCGGAGTTCAAGCAGATGTACCTTACGGAAGAGGAACTGGGTAAGTTTGCCAACATGACTTACGACACGCCCAACCGTAACTTCACAAGGGACATGTTCCTGTTCTCATGCTGGACGGGCATCTGTTACTGCGACATGAGGGCATTGACGGAGAAGAACCTCGTAAAAGCCGAGGACGGAAGTTTGTGGATTCACACCGAGCGTCAGAAAACAGGTACACCCGAATGTATAAGGCTGATGGAAATACCGCTCGCCATATTGGAAAAATACAAGGGCATGGATGCCGCAGGCAGGCTGCTGCCTATGCTTACGAAGGAGAGCATGAACATTCATCTGAAGAAAATGGCTGTGATGTGCGGTATCAACCGTCCGATTTCATTTCACATGAGGAGACATAGATAACTTTATTTCTCGCTGAAGACAAACGATTTACAGAATTTTAATTTGTGATAGGTAACGACTTAGAAACAAGAAAAGTTCCCTTATCTGTCTTATTTTGCATTATTGAAAAGAACACCTTATTTATTTTGCAAAGATACTAATTTAACCCGAATATAAATCGTCAATTAGCTATTAAAATTGTATAGTTGTTTTTTACACTAATAAAATAATAGTAGCATTCACACATTTACCAACCTTACTACCGAGTTGGTGTGAGATCATTTTCTCAATCTATCCCAATTGGTATGATAACATACGTACCTCGTTATCGGTTTGTACAAGCGTAGAATAGTTTCCGTCTGATGCAATGTAGACGATTTAATCTGGTACTATACGAACTAAATCAATAGAGGTTGATATGACCAATTGTTTTTTTCATTCGATTGTTCTTCCAAACAAAAATATACAGGTTTATCCATATGGCAAAGCCATGTTCTTGATAATGTATGAAATAGCGTTCTAAGTGTACCAAATACTATTACTATCTAAAATCCCATGGTGCAATTCGTCGTGGATATACCCAAAGCCCCACTTTATTATTCCTTGCTTTTATTTCTGCATTATGATATTTCTCGGACTGGTCATATTTTGTATAGTGCCACGCCATTCCTGCATTCAACATTTCAAGGGCGACATCCTTATTCTCTAGAGTATAAACATAAGCGATATATCTACCCCAACCATCTTGTTTTTGAACATCAACAATAATATTTTCCCCCAAAAATAAGGGCTTACAAATAATCCTTGGTTTTTGTCCCAAAAGCCTGTTTCTTTTTCTGGAGCATCAATGCCCCAAATCCTAAATTTTATTTGCAAGTTATCTCTATTTAGGCCAACAAAACCATCAGAAATTTCTACTACTTTAAATTGAAACTTTTGAGCTAAGCACTCTGTTGTTGACAACAGACAACCTTATAAAAGAATCCAAATAAGAAACCTTTTCATATTCATTCTATTTTACATATAAATATAGTCTATGGGATGTATGATTTTATAAGTTGTATATTCCAGGCATAGTTGAGATTGGCGCCAGAATCGTCTATTCCTCCAGATGTTATACCGACTGCCTCTCCTTTTGAATTTAACAAAACACCTCCACTACTGCCGTGATCAATTGGAGCACTAATCTGTAGAATCTTTCCGTTCTCCCTTATCTGTGATATTTCGCCAGATGAAAAAGTGTTATCCAAGCCTCTTGGACTTCCGATAGTATATATTTTCTCTCCTACTTTTGGTGTATTATTTGCGATCTTAATGTAGTTTACTTTTCTGCTAACTCCAACCTTGAATATTATAAAGTCGTTGTCCTGACTCTTATGGTAAACTTCCGTTACCTTATATGAGCTTCCATCGGAAAGTATTATGTCTTCATAGCCAACAGCGGTACCTTGAAAAACATGGTAATTACTTACTGCAATACCGTTACTAGATATGAAGAAGCCAGAACCTTGGAACCCTTGATACGCAGTAGATGTATGAATCTTAAATACCGCAGATGATAGTTTTTCAAAGATCTCACTTGGAGACAAAACTCTACCATTTGTAGTATTACCGACATCTGAAGTTTTATTTGTCTGAGAAGTTCCTTTTTGTTGATGTGGTAGTGGTGGGCGACCATTATTAGAGAATGAACCTGGTCGAGAAGATGGACTAGAAACAGGATAGTTATTATTACCCTTAGGAGCTGCTGGTTTTTGAGCGCAACCTACAGATAACAGTAGTATGAGCAGTATATATAGTATTTGTTTCATATATTATTGGATTTGTCCTGGTTTGGGTAAAATATGAATCAAAAATCTTTGATTTGCTTTTTCTTCGAGTTCTCTCATTAGTCCTGTGCCGCTGAGCCTTCCATCTCCACTACCACTGATTAGTACTTCACAATTATCTCTATCAAAATGGATATTGTTATTATCCCAAAACTTTTTAAGATTTCTTGCTCGGCGATAACTTAAATCATAGTTATAATCCATTTTATCTATTCCATCTTTTGATGCCTGACCTTCAATCACGAGAAGATACTGAACCTCCGGCGTGTTTTCAGCGGCACTATGAATGAATCTTACTAACTCTTGACCAACAGACAATAATTTTTCTCGCTCAACTTTAGAAATGTTATATATTTGATCATCATCAATTTTAAAACGTACAACAAAATTCAGTTTGTGTTTTTTATTAATTGAGTCGTATACAAAATAGTTTTGGTCGAGATTTTTGGTAGCATCGTTAATTTCATTTATCTTATCAATATGGGCTTGTGTTGCATTGGCAAGATATCGCATACTATCCAACTCTTCACTATATTGTTTTTGACGAAGTACCATACGAGAGTTGAGGTTCAATAAACTGTCTCTTTCTGCTTTTAATTCTTTCACTTCAAGAGGTGTCGCATCAATTTGTTTTAACTCAACGATTGATATGATGAACAATACAACCATCAAGAAAAATAAATTAGTCATTAGATCTGCATAACTTGCCCAAAAGTGCGTTCGTTTATCTTTTCCCATTTATTAATCACCAATTTTTCCGGGTTTAGGAAGAATATGTATAAGGAATCGCTGGTTAAGTACTTCCTTTGATTCTCTCATAAGTCCTGTGCCACTTAAACGTCCATCACCACTACCACAAATTAGTACTTCACAATTTTTATCATTAAAATTCAACCCGTTATCTTCCCAAAATTTTTTAAGAGATAATGCTCTTTGATAGCTTAACTCGTAATTATAAGCATATCCATCTTTCGATGCTTGTCCTTCAATAATAAGGAGATACTGGATATGAGGGTTACTTTGTGTCGTTTTAATAATAAAATCTTGTAGGATCTTACCTGTCGTTCTTAAATCTTCTTTTGTACTTGATGGAAGACTATTCATATCTGCACTTCCACTTCTAAAACTCACAGTTACTGCAAGTTTGTGCTTTTTGAATTCAGGGAAGTATTGGAAGTATTGCGAATGCTGTGTATCGAGTTCTCGAGTTGCATTGTTTATCTCATCCGCTTTGTCAATTTTCGCTTGCAGCTCAGCGGTCTGCTCAATCGCATCAATACGAGCATTATTCAATGCTATGATAACAACTATAAATAGTGTTAGCATAACAAAGAATAGACTTGTCATAAGGTCTGCGTAACTAGCCCAAAAGAATGATTTGCTTTCCTTTGCCATATCTATTGCTCCTGTGTTGCACTTTGAGTCGACTCTAAGTAATCTACATTAACAGTTTGGTCATTACTGATATTTGGCTCTACCTGCGTAGATGTTGGAACTATAGTTTGTTGAGGCTCATTAGAAACGCCAACAACCTCAATCCTTGGTTCTGCAATAAAAGAGTTATATACATATAAGCCAAACGCCATAAAAGCAAGCAAAGTTATAGTTGCAACCATATAAGTTATGCTCTTAGGGAATACTGGAGCGGACACATGTTGCACTGCACTTTCGATGGGGAAACCTTCTCTTCTTCCACCATTATTCTGGTTTTTAAGGCTACTAACCAATCTCTCAAGTATTGCTGTCTGACCCTTCGTTGACTCAACGAGCTGTCCCATAACTGCCTTTATATCGGCAAGATTACGAATCTCTTTCATCAACTCAGTAGTTTCAGCATTTCTAGCAGCAAACTCTTCTCTTTGCTCTTGAAGCATTCTTGCAAACTCTTCCTTTTGCTCTGAATAATGCTTGAGCAGTGCATCGAACTCTGAAACAGAGTTGTTACGCAATTGAGTTACGCTTTCTCTTGTACTTTCAGCAAGTTTCTCAAATGTCTTACGCAACGTGTCGTCTACTTTTGCAACAACCTCGTTGATATACTGTTCGCGAGCGGCAACCTGATTGATCTCTCTTTCAAAGAATGCACCCATGTTCTCAATGGCGGCTGTTCGATTAAGATGCTCATTAATGTTGCTATTCAATTCATTTACGGAATGCAAATATCCTGAGACGCTGTGCAAATACTTATTAAACACAGCTATTTCACCAGTACATTCTTTAAGTTCTTTGAGAACTGTAACATTTGCCTGTGCTACGCGTTTAATGTCAATATCCTTGATTAGAGTAATCAACTCTATTTGTTCCCTAGACGACTCTTCAACTTTAGACAAGGCACCATCCAAACCCTCAATATTTGATTGGAAAGTTTGATTGAAGGTCATAAGATTTTGCTGTAATAGATACAAAGCATTTACTGCATTTCCAGACAGAACAGGTAACAACTCTGTCTGTAACCACGAGTAGAATCTGTTCTTATCAGCTTCTACCTTGGATGTAGCACTTTTAGCTGACCAAGAAATTAGAGTTGTACAGCAAATACCCACTAAACTTGCGGCCATAGCAATTGCGACACAAGTCATCAATGAGGTGATGTTGTCCATAAGTGATTCGCTTGATAAACCTCCACTTACGGCAATAAAGCCAATACCGACAATGATACCGACCATTGTGCCCATCAAACCGAGGTATAGCGGTATCGGCTGTTGTATATTGATTTCTTCTTCCTCTGCATCACAGTAACGCTCTACGACATCCTTCATTAAATAAAAATCGCTCGCTGCTCCTCTGTTTTTTTGAAGGTACATATTCAAGGCGTCCCTAATCTCCTTAAGTGTTTCATTATCTGTATTGATATTTAACTGAGAAACACTTATGGTATCAATATCTTCAACATAGACATCATCATCATCGCTACAACTCTCTGTCTGAATTTCTTTCTCAACGATAGAGTACGATGATGTACTATTGGGGAATATTGATTTATAGGTCGCTATCTTCTTTTTAGTGTTCCTGTATATGTATATCTGTGCAACTATAATTGCTATAATTACAAGAACCACTAGAATATAATGAAGTTCCATTGTTTACTTTATTTCAACTGTTATAGGTTTAATGACTTTCCACTCTTCTCCGATACGTTCTGCAGTTCCTGTTGTCTTAATGAGTACCTGAGTGGGATCATTTGATGAGCGAGTAACAGAACAAATAGGTTCGAGATACTGACTATCAAATTTTAGGATACGTTGTTTTACTTCCTCTTGCTCAATACATATACTTACCTCGGCTGTATATGCGTTAGCTTCTGACATAGTAAGTCTATAAATTGACTTTCCTTTTTGATATGTATCTTGAATGCTTGAAAGAATCATTGAATTAGACTCTTTTGCATAAATTTGATATACAGGTTTAGCTGTAGTAGCCGGCTCCATCTTTATATTTTCTGTCACACTTTGAGTAGGAGCTGTTGCTAATGCAATATATTGCTGTAAAATATCCTTAAATTTTTTACTTGCCAAATATGCTTCTATAGCTCGATCAATTGTTGCCTGAGACGGGGCACTGGTTTGCGGTCGATAAGACGAACTTTGTCCTCCTGCGATTCTGCGAATCTCATTACGGATATAGTCGTTTGTATTGATTTCCTCTGTAATTATGTCTTTTACTTTATTTACATTTGTTCTAGGCCTTTTTCTATATGCAAAAAACGCCAAAACTATACCCAAAATTCCAATAGCAATTCCTATAAAACTAATTGCTTTAGCTTTCGTTATATTATCCTCGATTCCTGAAATTTTTCCACTCAACTCCTTTTTTGTTTCCTCTGCTTTTGCATTAAATGACTTTTCAACTGCAGTGAATTGGTTTGTTAATGTTGAGTCTGCCCTATTAATCACAGATGCTACAGCATTGTCGATTTCTTTCTTGGCACGATCTATTTCCTGGTCAGTATATTGACTAATATTTTCTTGTGCAGTTTGCTGAGCCTTCTTTATGGCCTCATTATCATTTTCACCATTATTAGGCAATAATGAGCAACTAGCAAGCGTTATTACTGACAATAAAATTATAATCTTCTTCATTTGTTTTACATTTGATAAATGTTACGTACTACAGCGTTGATAATACCAACTAACGGGTAGAAGAATAATGTTTCTTCCAAATTGTCATCTGCACCATCTTGTGCTATCTCACTCTTCTTGATTGCTAGACCATTCTCAAGATATGTTCTAATATCTCTATAACATAAGTCCTTGACTTTATTCATAATAGAACGATCTACATCGAAATTGTCATAGAATGAGAATTTCTTATCAAGTTTGAAGGTAAATTCTATATATTCCTTAATTACGTCTACAACAGAATCCAAATCCGCTTCTGTCACATCATTATAAGTCATGTGTACATCTGCAAATTTCTCATTATCTGTACCAATAAGGATTGTTTTCATGTCTTTAATTTCCCCATAATCCTGAGATTGGAATGGAGTTAAAATGATACCTCCCTTACAAGTAGACTCTTTTGAATTTGCAGGACGGATAATATCTAGTCCATCTATTGAATAAGACTGAGCATAGATTTCCTCAAATATGATTTTAGTAAGTCTTACTAGCGTTGCGTCATTGGTGCTCAAAATGTTAAGCACTTTTGAACCATTACCACTGAAAGTCATATGACGAGGCATATCAAAGCCTTTAGCTTTCATCAATTTTGCAATATGATATACTATTGCTACATAGAACAATATTACAACATATTTACCTCTGTTATCATCTGCAAGCATCTTTGCAAAATTGATTTCCACCTTTTCCTTTTTGATCTCTTTATTGGATGCCAATGAGAACAAGAACGCAATAACATCAGTTGATACACGTTTATCAAGTACAGACTTCAATACGGCCTTTAGGCCTCTTAAATTGTTGGTCTCTAACTGATTCGTGATTATATCTTTATACTTATTTACGAAACCGTTTGAATCAGAATCGTATGAGTATCCGTCTCCAAAAATCGTATTAGCTGCAAAACGGAAAGATGTTAGGTATTTTGGTTCGCCCTTGTCAACTATCAAAACATCTGTAGTACCACCACCTATATCGACAGATACAACAGTAGAGGTTGCACCTTTCTTGGCTTTATGATAATAATATGGCGCAACAGATTCTGACGCTGCAATAATATTTGAAATAGGAGCACCAAATAAAGTTGCAAAAGTATTTTCCCATTCAGCTTTAAATTTATTAAAGCGGTTCTGTGTCATACTTGCAGGATAGAACCATACGATTTCTGTTTTACTTAAATCTCCATTATTAAGAAGTACCTTTGTTCTTAGCATCAACAAAATACTTTCAATATATTTTGAAGCTCTCTTTTTATCTTCAGTATTTGTTGACCATTTCAAGTCTGTATGTAATACATTGTACGGCAATGACAAACTCTTTTCATAAGTATAAGGGATGTTAACATTTGCCATTGCTAAAACAGCCTTATCCCAGTTTGTATTGTTACTCTCAGATATAACCGTACGCATTGGATATCCATACAAACTCTCTCCGCCAATTGTTGCCGGAATAAAGTCTGAGTTGAACACATCATTGATCATATAGTCATCTGTGATGTGCAACTTTTGAATCTGCATATCCTTCTCTGTAATATCAAAAGGATTAGAAGAAGTTGAACCATCAACACTATATTCAATATGCGTATTTGTTGTACCGAAATCTATAGCAAAACGGAATTTGTGACTTCCATTGCGAGCTGTAAATTTAGGTATAATAACACCATGAATACCACTCTCATTATCATTAGATAAGGTTATATACTGATATTCAGACTCTAGTGCATAAGTAATGTAGTCAATGTAACTCGTATCAAATCTTGAATTGTCTGCATTCCTATTTCTTCTAACTACACCTTCAACAGACACTTCTTTGTTTGAGTAATCATAGAATGATAACGAATATGCACTGTCTGGATTATCTACTGAATCACGATCTAAGAATGCAACTTTGTAGTATGGTTTGACACCATCTGCATACTTAATGCTAGGATACAATCCAAGAGTAAACTCTTTCTCAATAATGGCACCCTTGTTGGCGGTTGCCTCAGCCTTACCATCTTTATAATAGATTCGTTCATACTGGATATATCCGCCATCTTTTATCGGGATGCGTAATACTACCTTTACAGCCTCACCATTCAAACGAACAACTTCAATACGATTTTTTCCACATACTTTTTCTGTAAGATCTTTGGTCGTGAAGTAGTTAAAGTATGTTCTCTTTAACGGAAGTATGTAGCTGAACTTTGAATCTGGATTTTCATCATTTCCATTAAAGAAAGCCTCTGAATTAAACTTATAAGGAACCTTAACGATTGTATCTTCTAAGAAGTCTCCAACTGTAACATATGGATACTTTGAACCATCATCCGGTAAAGTGCGGTCATCAATAGGTCTTGCGTCGTAATATGGAACATACGTATTCTTATCCCATTTGGCGACAACATAATGTGTGGGCTCTGTATACATTTCTACTGGCAAAGCAAGAGGCACATTGCCATTTCTAAGCGAATCTGATACTTTCATCTCAAATCCACTCGAAATATTTGTTACTGTGCGTTTCCTGCGAAGTTTCTCATCAAGTACCATAACATACTGTTGAGCTGTAGGAACAACAGGTATATCATCATAATTGCCTCGATAATATGTTTCGTCAACAATATTCTGACGCAATTCATTTCGTTGCTCATCAGTCAGCATTCTGAAACATTTCTCAAGATATAAATCAACCTCGGGGAACACTCTTGCAAAATCTTTTCTGCTCTTCTTTAGTCCCCACCAATATTTTATATACTCAAAATCCCTTTTGTAAAGAGGTTTATACTCCGTGTCAAATGGGCAATCATTACCGAACTTTATTTTCTTTCCAACATATTGCAAATCATTCGCAGAAGTAAAGAAAATGGTTGCAGGAGAAGTAGCACCAATGATATTCATTACGCCTGGTGCCGACGGGTCTATATAATTAAGCAGATATATACAATCCATCTGATCAAAATTGTACTCATCACAATCCTGTTCTAGATATGTTTTGTAAGTTTTACCCAAACGAGTGTGCTCTTCGTAATCAGAATCAGAAAGCTCTGCCAAACAATTCTTCTTATCCCACACGATGATTTCTATCTTATCACGATACTTCTCTATATTGAAGAAAATTTGGCCAACATCTAGACAGTCAGATACTAGTTTATGGTATGCTGTCTTGCCTTCAAGCGAACCTTCCGCAACAATCTTAAAAGCGCGCTTCACCAAATCCATTCTAGCGAAAGGAGAAGGAATTGATGTAATTTCATGCTTATCATTTGCACCTATAGGATCTGCGATAGAGTCAATCGCTTTAGTTCCTATCTTTACGGAAGTGTCCCAATTGCCGATTGTGTCGGCAGCTCCTTTATGTAGTCTTAAAACCTTAGCCATATCACTTAAAACTTATATTTCTTACCAACTAACAATTTTGTAACATTGTAAAATAACTCCGTGAACTTATGTGGGAGTGTAAAGTTCTTGGATAGTGATGAGTGCTCTTCATTAAGAGCCGCATCAAATAAATCATATCCTGACTTATTGAATGCCCATAAAGCTTTAATAGATCCAGGTTTTACACCATCTACAATTGAATACAAGTCAGAAGATTTTACAGAAAGTTTGAATGGCTTAAATGCTCTATCATTATCAGACATCTCTTCTAGCCACTCAATGTAAGAGTTTACGAATTTCTGAATATTATTAATGAAAGAGGATTTTAAGAACGCATCATCAAACTTATTATCTCTTGCCCATTGAAGAGAGGTTGCGCCTCTCAAGTGCTCATTCACATACTTAGCAAATAACACAAACTGTGTCATAGGTGTACACAGATAGTCCCTCGTCGATTGAGTGAGATTGCTGAAAAGAACTTCTTGAACATCCTTTTCAATACCAAACTCCCTAAAATCAGGATTCGGAGCATAAATTTTACCGTTCGAGTTCTCTTCGCAAACAAGTATTGGATCATCATTCTGAATACTTGCAAAGTCTACAATAGACATTGCTGCTGCTAATTCAACAATATGAGCGTTGTTACGTTGCTCTGTTCCTCCTTCTTCATTCTCATATTGTTTAGTTCTTTCATCTCCAATATAATAAAGGACATTCACAGATGATTCGTCGCCATTCACATTGCGCTCATAATATTGTAATGCAGCCTTAGTTTTCCCTATAAAGGTAGATGAGTTAATTGTGCTTTCCTCATCTGTTTTAACCGCAAAATAAGGCAGCACGGTAATAGCGCCTATTGGAGCATGTTGTATTGCATCGTTATTAGACACCTTCGCATCTAATCCTCTGAGATTTTTCAGTAGTAAAGGGAATCCACTTGCCCCTGTTCCGCCGAAGATCGAACTAATGATAAAAATTCTATCTCCAGGCTTGAAGGCATCTGCAAAATCTATAAAATCTTGAGAATCTGTGAACTGATTGAGTACGACGCTTCCTATATTAGGATTTCCTTTGAATCCAACTTCCATATCAGACTCTAGATTTGCTTCAGAGAATAACATAGATGCTAATGCTCTATTCTCCTTAGACATAGTGCTGAATTCAATAAATTCCCTAAACTTCTTATTTTTAGTATCCTTTAAGGCAAGTCTATGATCATTCACAACATTTTCAATAGGGACCTCAAAGAATCTATTTTTTGTAGCATCATTAAATGCTAATTGGCTACGAATTGCTACATATGCCTTGATTTGCTCAATTGTTCTTGTAACATCTGCATTTGCAAAATCTGGGTCTACAATGATTGGAACAATTGCACTGGCATCAATCTTTACGCCTGAGGCGGCAAGCATAACCAATGATTTAATGACACGAGAGCCTGTGCCACCTATACCGAATATATATAATTTTCCGTTCATACTAAACATTAATTAAAAAGTTACAAAAAAGGCACATGCTTTGCGCTTGAACTCCACCATTTCAGCATAAAACTTAAAAGAACGAAGGCAATCATTGCAACGAACATATTTGCAATACCAAATCCCCAACAATTAGACTCGCCAATGAGTATAGAAATAATATTACCATCAGCGTCCCTCTGATACATTAAGGTATCATGAATGTATCCATTTACATATTTAGACATCACAATGCCATAGCCAACAAACAAGGCTATTACAGCATTAATGCCCAACGTAATCAACCAGCTCCACCACTTGCAAAGTCTCGGATGATTAATAATGTAATAGAAAACCACTACTAGAACAAGTGAACCAACTAATGTGATTAATCCCACCAAGTTATAGATATTTGGATTAGTGTAGGCCTCTGTTCCGGGATCATATCCCCACAAATAATAACTTAAATCTTGTCCATAAAAAGACTGAAACCAACAATAAATCTGTCCGAGTAAGTTTTCCATATTATTTAATATTAATTGTTATACTTCCATATTGTCCATCAGATGCATACGCATCATATACGCCGCCAAGTAGATAACTCAAACCATATGTTTTTTCCATTGCACCTGGTGCGTTGATATCCAATCCGCTCTCATCAGTACAGTCATTAATCCATTGGGGCAAGGTGTTTTTAAGTGATATTTTAACAGTTCCCTTGCTCAATACAGGTTGCAACAAGTTAAGTTTGATTGTGTGTGTATATAAATCTTGTCTAGGACCTGAATATTTGGTAATTTCAAGCCCATATGCTTTATTTGAAACCACATAATTGTCTGGGTTCATCAAATACTCATCAGGAAGTAGAATATTAGAGAAATTAACGGATATTCCAACCTGAAAACGACTATTGCCACCTCTGCCGTCTGTTTTAGCGTTTTTAATCGCATATTGTTCAGATTTGGCTATTTCATATTTACCATTACCTGGCTGAGGTAATGAGATATTGTACAGTATAGCCGTTAAAGGTCTAGAAATCATAAAAATATTCTGCACCCCTTTGCCTTTTATTTGATTTAGTTCCACTTTTTTGAGAATAGTATTGAGGAAACTTTTATCGCCCATCAACCACATAAAGAAAGGTCGGTCATTATTAATAGGCTGTCTATCATCGAATTTATTGTAATATATGCCATTAAACTGAGATGTTAAACGCATAACCACAATGGAAAAATTAGGATTCTTAGCCAGTTTCTCTACGATATGATTCTTTATGCCTATCTGTTGTGCTACAATATACTCATCAGCATTATCTTTGGCCTTATATTTTTTCCCTGGCGAGAAAATGCAATCTGAGACAAAAATAGAGACTTCATCATCGTCTGTTTGAGATATAATTGTATCAAGAATATTAGACATGTCAGACGTACCTCTTTTACCGCCTTTCATTTTAAAATCAGCAGGCTCCAAGGCCTCTATAAACTCTCTGATATCTGGTTTTTGCTGTAAGACTTCACTATTTATGTAATTCAGAACCAATATATTCTTGGTTGCTAATGAGTCTATTCGAGTTCCTAAATCTGCATGCTGTACATCAGATAAGTAACTATAAACAGCATTTTCAAAGTCTGTTGCGCCCTTAACATAGCCATCCATACTACCAGAATTTTCAACAAATACTTTGATTTTTGGTGCTGGTAATTTCACTTCAGTCTGTGAACTTTCATTTCCCAACTTTTGGTTAGGTCCAGTGGGAGGACCTCCACAACTAGCTAAACTTAGGGTACAAGCCGCAGATAAAATCAAGCGCTTCATATTTTAATTTTTTGATTCGTTTATTTGTAATAGTTCCACGAAAGAACTATAATCGTAATGTAAGACCTTGATTAAAAATGTAATGCAAAATAAATAACTGATATTTTCATAACATTTTTAATCACAGTCTGCTGATTTATAAAAAAATACAAACCATACAAACATCCATCTTTTATCTTTATAAAATAACAAAGATTTCATAATCCGTTGAATATAAATTTATTTGGTGTCATCATTTAATTCTTTGAAGAGGAAAAAATAATCGCCTGTTTCTACCTTTCTTTGAACATTTTTTAGTAATTTTGCAAACGAGTCATAGTTCTTTCGTGGAACTACTCCAATAATGACCTAATAAGTCCTTGATTGGCATCATCTATCACCGAGTTTTCCAACATTGTTAGATAAATCTGCGTTGTCTGTTCAGAGGTGTGTCCCATACCAGCACTGATGACAGAAATAGGTACATTGTGGTTTCTTGCAGCAGTGGCCCAACTGTGGCGTGAGGTGTATGATGTCAATTTGCAACCAGCAGGCAACATCTTTGATAATCGTCTCAATTGTCTATTATGGTTGTTGATTGCGACTTGATATTCTTCGTATGCTGGTTTTGTTTCCGTTGAGGTCAATATTGGGAAAACATAAGGAGATAATGCCGATGAGTATCGGTCAATTATTCGTTGTATACTTGGCTCTATCCTTACACTCAACAATTGTCCTGTCTTTCGGCGGGCATAGCATATCACTCCGTTTTGGATATTCTCTCTTTTCAGATAGGCAATATCTACGAATGCCATTCCACGGGTACAATAACTGAAAATGAATATATCCCTTGCAAGGGCGAGTGGCGTTCCTTCTGCCAAATTGAGTTTATACAACTGTGATATTACTGATTCCGATACAGCACGCTTGCGAGTACGATCAATGCCCGTATAAACCTCTGTAAATGGGTGTGATTGTTCAACGAGTTTTTGTCTAACTGCTTTATTGTAAACAGCACGCATTATACGCATATAAAATGAAATAGAGTTCCGTACCATTCCTCGTTGTACGAGAAAGGCATTATAGTCTGCAATAACTTGTTCCGTCATTGCCGAAAATGGCAGATTGACTCCGCCAAGAAACTTGACGAAGTTCTTCATCGTTTTCTCATAGTTCAGAGCCGTCCCCAAGCGGTTTGCATTACGCATCAATCGTATTTGATTCTGCATAAAGTCTAAGACTAGTACATGACATTCCGGAGACTTAAAGCGTTTTACAATATCGCCAACAGAATAAGTTACTCCGCTATTATTCAAATCTTTGACAATTCGTTTCAATAGCGCAATATCACTATCTATACGATTCTGAATAATGCTCTTGTCAGCAACACTTACAACAACCTGTTCACCTATTGTATCCCATTCGTCAGGCTGCAATCGGATATTAGTTGTTATCTGTTGTGTTGCTCTACGATGAGTCACTTGATAATATATAGTTCCTGCACGCTCCACGACTGATGAGGGGCGTAGTTTTACTTTAATTGTTGCCATAAGCGTGATAAATAATTTGAAATGATACAATAAGAGCCTTCACTCAATTGCCTAAGGGAAAGCTCTTTAAATAACGGCTACGGGATATACAGCAATTGAAACTCTCTTTTTACTGTAATTCTAATATGTGCCACCTCTTTAATTCCTCGATTTAAGGTTACCCTTTGGCTGCCCTTGCTTCATCTTTATGAACTTGGCTTTGCTCTCCTGTTCCTTTGCAGCTTGCTCTTTTAGCCTTGCCTGTTCGGCAAGCGTGGCTTGTCTCCGGACAGCATCCTCGTATGCCTCCACGTCCTCGCGCATCTGTTCAATTCCGGCCTCGTCACGGTTCAGTTCAAAGAGATTTTCAAGTTCCCCGATCTGCCCGGGCGAAGCTTCGCCTTTCATCTTGATATAGCGGTATTTCAAGTCATTGTCTGAGCAGTCGTAGTCAAGCTGCTTCCCGATACAGAAAGCCACAGATACAACTATCGAGTACGTTACCAGTATGATCAGGGTCCAGAATATATAAGGCGTATCTATGCTGATGCTGTGTCTGTGACAGACAACATCTGGTTCTTCCATCCTGTTCCTGACGGAAGTAGAAAGCGATTCCATCTTCTCCGATATGTGCAGGATGGTGTCTTTCTCTGTTTGGGCGAACCGTTCCAGGAACTCGTTCTGATTCTTGTGGTACGCCTGCTGTTCGCTTTTCAATACAGACAGGGTTTCCATGAACTTGTCCGGCATGGAGTTTCTTTTCAGTAGATTGGCTGTATCGCCCTTGATCATGACAAGAGCCTCCAGCACACGTTTGAAGCCTGTCTTTAAGGCATTCAGTTCCTGTATGACCTCTTTGTCCGCTTCGGCATCACCGCCCGCCGATTGAGGCATGGACAGCCCGTTTATCTTGTTTTCGATTCTCTCCAGGCATCCGTAGATGCTTTCCATAAACTCTTCCTGTTTCATAAATTCATTAATTTTAACGTTTTACACTTTAATGATTGATTGTTTGGGGCAGACTTATAATCCAAGCCCTTTCCGTTTCTTTTTCTTCTTGCGCTTGCGCAGCAGTTCGTCATACGGGATCTGTTCTTCCGGAACAGACTCGCCAAAAGAAGAAAACAACCCCAGTCCGTTGCTTTCAATAAATGCCATATTGGATGGTTCCTGTTCCTTCCGGTTGCGGTTTGACGGAGCTTGATTTTGCTTTTTAACCTCTAAATCCACTCCGGTATCCGGACTGTTTCCGCCCAGAATGGCATTCAGTTTTGCAAAGCTGAACTCCCTGCTGATTTGCGAGCCTTTGAAGGTCAGGCCGTCTTTGGTAAGGCGTATGCCTTGAATGTCACCGGCGGATTTCATTTTGCCGCCTCTTCCGACAAATTCCAGTTTTATACCCTGCAAGGCCAGACCGACCACAAGTTCTTTCCATGTCCTGGCGCGTTTCAACGCTTGCTTCACGGCATGATAAATCTCGTATTTAATGCGTTCCGAATCATGCAGTTTCGTTACATTGGTTTTGCCTTTATCCTCCGCATAGGTCAGTCCGTACTTGTCTTTAAGTCTTTTGGTGGCAATCTCATTACGCTTGTAATCGCCCTGTGAGGAGATTACTTTACCATCATAACCGATGCGGTTATAGACCAGATGGCAATGCGGATTGTCGGTATGGTGATGCCTTACCAGTATGAACTGGGTGTTCCTGATGCCCATCAGATCCATGTATTCCATCGCTATCTTAGCCATGAATTCATTGCTCAATACCGGCTTGTCTTCCGGTTTGAAGCTTAACGCGATGTGTCCGACGGGCTGTTTTATCTTCGGATTAAGCAGGCACTGGCAGTTGAAACTGTCCGCTATTTCACGGTTATTGCCCAGCAATACGCCATCGGAACCGATTATCTCGGCATTGTCCTTTCCCATCACGTAGCGGATGCAACCGCCAAAGGATTTGCCTTTCTTGATTTTGCCTATCATGTATTTCTCCTTTCCACTTTTTTATATTCGTTCATGATCACTTTCAGCTTTTCGAGCAGTTCCATGACGGCATTCCTTGTCCGGTAGAATCCTGTCTGGTGGGACAGCCTGGCAAGCTGGTTCAGGTTGTTCGCCATTCCCACAAGATTGCGTATGACGGCTGCTTCCTCCGTCGAATGCCTGGCCACAATCCTTGCTTCGAATGCGGCTTCCCGGATGAACTCCGCCAATGTGCGGTTCGCCTGTCTGCTGCGGTGCAGCAACCGCTCGTAATCAATCCTGGAGAACTTTACCGTCACGGATTTGGAAAGCTTGCGGATACCACTTGCTTTCGGTCTGCCTCTGGGTCTGGTTTTATCCTTGTCACTCATATTACTTGGTTTACTGTGATTGGTCATTTTACTGTGATGATATGTCCTGCAATCTGCGACCGTTGGGAGCGGATTGCCTCCGCGACTCCGGGAGTGGAGCGAGGTTTTCGGGATGCCCGAAAGATAACCTCGCTAACTCCCGAAACTGATGTTCCGTCCGTTGACCGCCTCTGGCGGGTTCTGAATACTGGAATGCCATCATTCCATGATGCGGATGGATTTTGCACCGGGTGTCTTTTACAGTTTGCGCCACCGCTCGAAGTCTTCCGAATAGATTTCAAGATGCTGCCGGGCGATATTTTCCAGCAGTCCTGAAACGCTCATCCTCCGGCTTCCGAGCTTGCGGACATACTCGTCCAGCCTGTCCCTTACCTCGCAGCTCACGAATACGGGCTTGCGGTCTTCTATTCTGGGAACCTGTAGGAATGTGCTGCGGTACTCTTCCAGTGACAGCCTGCGTTGCCTGCCGCTAATCCGGCACTTGGATGCAGGAGCGGAACCGTCTTTCTCTGCCGGCTCCTGGATCCCGGATTGTTCCGTGACTGTTGGCAGGATTTCATTCCCGGCATGCTCAGTAACCTCTCCTGCACTTTCAGGGTTTTCACACTCAGGAAGGAGCTGTGACATTTCCATACCTGTCATAGCTTCCCACCGCTCTTTGTCAAAGCTTTTTCTTGTAGCCATAATCTTTGAATTTTAATAAGTCAATACAGTGGTCTTGGTATGTACCTTGACCGGTTATCGGCAGCAAAGAAAGTATGTATAGTGCACTGTGTCAAGCAAATGGAGTGAGTATGACAATTATGACCGGTTCTGCATTATATGCACCGGACAAACGGTGGCGACTGCTGTGATTTGCCACACCCGCACGGGCGTCCATGGAATCTGGCAATGATTTCATGGCAGTATGGAGACTGAATCCAACGGACACTTTACCGGATATAGGATAACCCGTTGCAATCGTACCGGTATACTTGCTACAGTCAGTTCAGGCAGTAATAATCACATGGCGGCTTTGCTCAGTCGGGTCATACTGTCCACCGGCCATGCAACATGATGACAGATGATGAAACAGACCGTCAGCCGTCTGCAAATCCATTGCAGTGTGATTATTACTGCTTTAATTTGTACCGGGAACAGGAAATTGCTGCAGCCATGCCACTTGTTCCCTCCTGTCAGATGTATCGGATAAGGTAGTAAGCCGGCTTTGCCTTGGCGGTACAAGATGGAAACAGTATCAAATGGAAATAAACAATGAGATTATGGAAATAGTAAGTTTTGAAAAAAGAACCTTTGAGGAGATGGCTGCCAAGTTGGATTACTTCGTGCAGCGGATGGATGACCTCTGCCGACAGCACGGGGAGAAGAAGGCAGAACGATGGATGGACAGTCATGACGTCTGCCGGAAACTGCGTATCAGCCCGAGGACATTGCAGACCCTCCGTGACAACGGCACACTCGCCTTTACCAAGATTGGCAACCGCACCTACTACCGTCTGGAAGACGTGGAACGGGTCATTGTGGATGTGGAAGAGAGACGGAAAGAGGCGAAATGGAAAGGCAAAAGCATTTAGCAGTTGAAGTATCAATTAAAGACAAACCGTATGAGTAGTGAAATCAGAGAAAAAGACCATGAGTGGGTATGTAAATTCCACTCGAATTTCGACCGGCTTCTGGCTTCGTTCGAAAAGTTGTTCAGCCAACGCCGACCTCCCGTATATGGCGATGAGCTGCTGACTGACAAGGAGGTGTCGCACCTGCTTAAAGTGAGCCGCAGGACATTGCAGGATTACCGAAGCAACGGCATACTGCCCTATATTCAGGTGGGCGGCAAGATTCTGTACAGGGCTTCAGACATAGAGCGTACCCTGATGGACGGCTATAGGGAGGCATACCGTTCAAGGAAATGAAAATCCATCCCGTTCCTTCTGCCTGTGGCCGCATGAAAAAAGGGACACCCGGAGGTCGGTTCTTCTTCTTCCTTCCTCCGGATGCCCCTTGCTGTTTCTTTCAGGTGTCGGGCTTATTTCGTACCGGTGGTCCTTACACTTACCCCTTTCGGTATCGGGTTGTCAAGTATTATCCGGTAGCATAGTCTGCCGTCCACATTCACCGGCTCTTTCGCCACCATGAAACCGGCGCATTTCTCGACCTTTGCCGCATCGAGTATCATGCCGGCGATGAAGCTGTTGGAGAAGCGGGCGCAACGCGGGTCGTTCCAGATCGTGAAGCCGTTCTCGTCATCCGAGACGAACATGTACCAGTCCTTGGGCCTGTCTTCGTCCCTGGCGATACACAGCCTGTTTCCTGCGTGCAGGCTCAGTTCCCTGCTCAGTATCCTGCTCAGGTACATGCTGCCGTCACGGCATACCGTGATGATCCGTTTGCCTTTGTAGGTCAGTGCCGGATGGGAATTGCTCTTGTCATAAACTGTCAGTTTCATAATCATCAATATTTTATTGTTATACCTTGTTGTCCTTTATTCTTGTCATGCCGCCTCTCCGGCCATGATCAGTCTTCTTCTGGCGATGAACTTCCTGTTTGCCCGGACGGATTCCATCATCGCCTGCGCCCTGCGTGTCACCACCGAGGTCTTCTCGCCCATGTGCCTGGCTATGGTGCGGAATGAGCTTCCGGTCTCGTAGAACCGCAGCATGAATATCCTGTAATCCTCATAGGAGAAATGCCGCCTGAGGAACTTCTGTATGTCCCTTACCAGCCTGTCGCATCCGGTCAGCATCTCTTCCCGTTCCTCTGTCTCTTCCGCGCAGTCCGTCTCACCCAGTCTTGCGAAATACTCGTCTCCGGGGTGTCGTAACGGCTTTCATCCCTTGCGCCCGACTGCAGGATTCTCCTATAGCATCCGAAGAAATAGGACTCCGGATCTTCTATCCCGACACTTGAGAACATTATCTGCTTCCTGACAGCCAGATATGCGTCATGGAACGCGTCTTCGTCGATTTTTCCATAGATGGAGAGTCTCTCCTTCAATCTCGCGTATGAACGGTTAAACCATCCGTTGAATTCTTTCACGTCTTTTGTTGCCATATCCTTTTGCTTTTATCTGTTAGACATCCGGCCCGTAGTACGGGCACTCTTGTTTCTTTGAATGCCTTACAGCCGTTCTCCCACCGGAAAAGCGTCAAGGCTCGGCAGGAAAAAATACCGGAGCGCAAAGCGCGAGGATGATTTTTTCCCCGCCGACCCGCAGGGCCCGGCCTTGCGCTCCGGTGGGGAACGGCTACCTTTGCTTCAAAGAAATGAGTGTGTCCTTTTCTGCTTTTTACCGCCTGCAATTATCCTCTTGCTGTGAAAAGGAATGTCTGACGGTGACACATGCCGTCCGGTTTGCGGTCTGTTTCTGTTTTTTTGTTTCCTTCGCTTGCGGAACGCTTTTACGGACACCAGAGCCCCTTTCCGGTATCATCTGTCCGCCGTTCCAGCTATAGAAAAAAACAAATGTCAAACTTAAAATTTAAGAATTATGGAAGTAGTGGTCATAGACAAGGCGACTTTCGAGAGGATGCTTTCGGGATTCGAGATTTTCGCGGAAAAGGTGGAACGGCTCTGCCGGGAACAGGAAGACTTGGGAGAAAAGGAGTGGCTTGACAGCAATGACGTGTGCAGGCTGCTCTGCATCAGTCCGAGAACCTTGCAGACGATGCGGGAGAACGGAACGCTGGCTTACACCAAAATAAGCCACAAGGTGTATTACAGACCGGAGGACGTGAAGGCCGTCTTTCCCGTGGCTGAAATGAAGCGGTGTATAACAGCCGGCAAGGAAAGAAAATGCAATGTGACCAACAAGCCAACCAACAAGCCAACCAACAAACCAATCAACCAACAAACCAACAAACCAACAAACAGATATCTGATTTATGAATGACAATGGCAATATCCGGCTGCTGACACCGGAAAACGACATGCGCGTGAGAGCCTTCCTCTCGTCTCTGGAAGAACTATCGGAAAAGGTGGAGAAAATACGTGAAAACAACAAGCCGTCTCTGGACGGGGAACGCTATTATACCGACAAGGAACTAGCCGTCAGACTGAAGGTCAGCCGCAGGAGCCTTCAGGATTACCGCAACAACGGTATACTGCCCTATATCCAGATAGGCGGCAGGATCCTGTACAGGGCTTCCGACATTGAACGTACGTTGATGGACGGGTACAAGGAGGCGTACCGCTTGAAACGGGATATATGATTGACTGACCGGTAAAGTTGCTCTTATTCGTAAATTCTATACTCAAAGAGTCGTTTTACGGATTAAAGGCAACTTTCATGGTAACTTCAATAAAAAGTAGGGAGAAAAGCGTAAAAAAGTAGGGAGAAAACGGCAGTTTGGTGGGGAGAAAAACGTATCTTTGCGTTCAAAGTGAAAATGTATGCAGACCGAACTCGAAAAACTTGTATCTCTGTACAGAGAATTGGGAATAGACAGGCAGATAGATTATGACAAATTCTATCTCTATTCCCTCATTACCCACTCTACGGCCATTGAAGGCTCCACCATTACCGAACTTGAGAATCAAATCATGTTCGATCAGGGAATCAGTCTGAAAGGAAAGAGCATCGTGGAACAGCACATGAATCTCGACCTGAAAGACGCATACGAGCATGCCATAAGGCTGGCAGATGCCCATACCGACATAACCGTTGATTTGCTGAAAAGCCTCTCTGCCCTTGTCTTGAAAAACACGGGGCAGGAGTACAAGACCGTATTGGGGGATTTCTCATCGGCACGGGGTGATTTGCGCCTGTTGAATGTCACGGCCGGACCCGGTGGAAAATCGTACATGAACTACATCAAGGTCCCGGCTAAACTGTCGGAATTTTGTACCCGGCTGAACAGGGAACGTGAAAATCATGCCGCCAAGAGCATGACACAGTTATATGAAATCAGTTTTGATGCCCACTATGACTTGGTGACAATACACCCTTGGGCAGACGGGAACGGCAGGATGGCCCGCCTGCTGATGAACATGCTGCAATTCGAGTTCGGACTGATACCGACAAAAATCCTCAAGGAGGACAAGGAAGAATATATCAAGGCACTGGTGGAAACCCGCGAGAACGAGGATTTGAATGTTTTCAGGGAATTTATGACAGCTACCATGATTAAAAATCTCACCCGTGACATAGAGGTTTACCGTAAATCCATTGATGATACTCCCATAAGTGGGGAGAAACCACAAAAAAGTAGGGAGAAGAAAGTGAAAAGTAGGGAGAAAATCATGACTCTGCTTTCACAGGACAACACGTTGAGTGCAGCAACTCTCGCAGAACGGATAGGCATAACAGCCAAAGCGGTGGAAAAACAGATTGCCGCATTGAAAGCGGACGGGGTGCTCCGACGAATCGGACCGGACAAGGGCGGATATTGGCAGGTGGTCGAAAAAAAAGGATTGATTTTTTGGAGGGAGCGCAGTTTGCCGCCTGCCTTTTTCATTGTGTTTCAAAAAAACGCCCTCCTATAGAAAATCAGAACAGCATACGGACCGGTAGTTTCCTACTGTCTGTATGCTGTTTCTTTTTTTGTTGTATCGACTTTTCCGTCGGTCGCTTGTTTCCGCTGCCGTCAGCCTTCCTTGTACAGACGTGAAAGGGGAAAGGTTTTCGGGCTGAATACGCTTTGCCTGCAAAGGAAGATTCTGCCCGAAACGGCACGGCCGCCCGACCTTTTCACTTTCAATGAAGTCTGTACTAACTTCATGGACGGCGAGGAAGCAGGCGGCTGCGAAATGGTTATTGGCTGTCAGAACCGGAATGTGTGCGGCTCCGGCTTCTCTTTTCTATCAGTCTGTCCATTTCCCTTGAGATTTTTTCTTCCGTTATCCTGGCATACCCTTGTGTGGTGGAAATATTGGAGTGTCCCATCATCTTGGCTATGCTCTCGATGGATACGCTCTCTGAAATGAGCAGGACCCCGAACCCGTGCCGGGCCTGATGGTACGAAAGGTCATCGTGCCTGCCCAGAATCACGCCGATTTCCCGTATCTCGTGCCAGATGGAATCCCGGCTCGGCAACGGGAATACGGGGCTGTGCATGTCGGTGGTATTGTACAGGGACAGTATCTGCTCGGCTATCGGGTGCAGGGGGATGAACGCTTCCACCCCGGTCTTCTTCCGGTTGATGCGGATGAACCGCCGCCCCTCCGTCGTCGTCCCGATATGGCACGGATGGAGCTGCTTGATGTCGGCATAGGCAAGTCCGGTGAAATAGGAGAAGATGAATGCACGCCTGCCCAGCTCCGCACGTCCTTCATTCAGAGGCATGGCCAGTATCCTTTTCATCTCTTCACGGGTGACATACTTGTGCTTGGGCGCGGTTTTCTTCTCATATTCGACATTCTCCACCGGATTGGTGCGCAGGATTTCGTTGTCCACGGCAAGATACAAGAGGCGGTTCAGCCAGCAGAGGCAGCGGTTGGTCTGCGAGGTGCTGAAATTCTTGTTCCTGATAAGGAATGCCTTGTAATTCTTGCCGAAGTCTTCCGTTATTTCTTCAAAGGCGATGTCCTTCTTCCCCAGTGAAGCAAGGTAGTCCGTCAGGTACTTCTGGAAATACTGGGATTGCCGGTAGGTGGAGGTGGAATTGATCTCCCTGCTACGTATCCTGAGACGTTCACGCTCTATCTCGCCCATCCGGAGCAGGTGTGTCGGAACGACGAACTGCCTTGTCACCCGGTTCTTGATAATCTCCGCACTGACGACACCCTGTGTCCTCAGAATTTCCTCGTAAGTCTGTTCGATATACTTCCGGTATTCCTGCAGTCTGGCGTTTTCCCTTACCGTGCGTATGGTTCCGGTTCGGGCGTTCCAGTCTTCCGGCTTGCAGCATATCCCGGTGGTGATGGCGGTGTTCCTGCCGTCTATGGTGATGCGGCACATGACCGCAGTTGTTCCGTCAGCCTTTATCTTGCCGCGGTTGATATAGAATAGTATGGAAAAGGTACTTCTCATGATTCTCATTGTTTATGGGTTATAGAACAAGTTTCAAATCTCCGGTAGCCTCGATAAGCCTGTCCATGTCCTCGAAGAGCTTTTTCGGGGTGACGCGGGCATAGACCTGGGTCGTCTGTATGTTGCTATGCCCCAGCATGCTGCTGATGGTCTCTATCGGAACGCCCGCTTCAAGGGTGACGAGCGAGGCGAACGAGTGGCGTCCGACATGGTAGCACAGGTTCTCCTTTATCCCTGCCAGCACGGCCAGCGCCTTCATGTGGTTTCTCATGCTCGGATAGTGGATCATCGGGAACAGCGTATCCCTGCTGTCATCATGATATTTCTCTATCAGGGCGACGGCTTCCGGCAGCAGCTTCACGCTTGCACGGAGCTCGTTCTTTTTACGGCGGTATTTCAGCCATAGCTTGCCATCCTCGCCGGTGTACAGGTTTTCCCGGGTGACGGTCACGGCATCGCTGTAGGCGACCCCGGTATAGCAGGCGAAGAGGAACAGGTCCCTTGCCAGACGGTGGGTCGTGCGGTGCGGGGCTATCTCCACGTCACGGATTTTCTCAAAACTTTCACGGCTCAGTGCCTTGGGGGTCTTGACGGTCTGTTTCGGGAGGACGTAGTGCTGGAACATGAACCGCTCGGAGTGTCCTTCCTGATAAGCCCTTTTGCACGCTTTCTTGAGAATTGCCAGGTAATGCCGTACGGTGTCCACGGCGTACCCTTTCTCGTCAAGGATAAAATTCTCATAGTCGTGGATGAACTGTTCCGTAAACTGCCCGAAGGCCAGGTCTTTCGTCTTGAATTTGGTTTCAATGAACTC